TACTTCGTAACTATGGCGACTGGAACTGGACTATCATATCAAGTCGGTGAAATTGTCACTCAGACATTCGATGATTACGTCATGAAGGGTGAAGTCACTGATTGGTCAGACTCCGATGGATTCCTACAAATCGCACACGCTGGTGCAACTGATGGTAAGTTCCACACGTTCGTGAATAATACAGCATTAGTTGGTTCGACATCATTAACGAGTGCTACACCTACCTTCGTTGAGGAATTAAACAATATTCAACGTGACGCACAGAACCAAACCTTTGATGATTTTGAATCAGACTTCTTAGACTTTAGTGAGTCTAATCCCTTTGGAGACTTATAATGTTTGGAACATGGTTTTATCATAAGAGAGTAAGAACTGCGGTATCCGTATTCGGGTCGATGTTCAACAACTTACACGTCCTTCGTCACAACAGTGCTGGCGAGACTATATCGCAAGTTAAAGTGCCATTGTCCTACGCACCAAAGAGAAACTTCATCTCACGTATAGAAGAGATGAATAGGGGTGAGGATGCGGAACGTAGGGTTGCTATCAAGTTACCTCGTATGTCTTTCGAGATTACGAATATGGTTTATGATGCGACACGACAGTTACCCAAGACAAACAACATATCCTCGGTAGTGACCAATAGCGTTACAGCCAGACGTAAACTCTACACGTCCACTCCGTACACAATATCGTTTCAGTTGAACATCTATGCGAAGTCACAGGACGATGCATTACAACTTGTTGAACAGATTCTACCATACTTCGCACCACAGTATACGTTAACGATTAAACCTTTTGCTGATATTGACACATTAACCGAAGACGTTCCTATAACACTTTCAGGTGTAACCTTCCAAGACGATTTCGAAGGTGCTGTAGAACAACGTAGAACAATCATATATACATTAGACTTCGAAATGAAGATTGCCTTATATGGCCCTGAGTCTAATAAGTCTATTATCCGTGATGTACGTAATAACTTATTCTTAAAAGAAGCGGGTCTAAACGACAGTGATGTTTATATCAAGACTATGCAAATCACTCCTAATCCGACTACGGTCAGTGCGGACAGTGATTACGGCTTTATAAATACTGACATAGACAGTAGTGGATAATATATGAGTGATACCAGTAACGATAAGAATATCAAAGATGACTATACAACCTCCCGTGATACCTATCATGATATAATCGAGAAGGGTAGGGAGAGTATGGATTTGATGATTGAGGTGGCACGTGAGAGTGAACACCCCCGTGCCTTTGAAGTACTATCTGGTATGATGAAGAACATGGCAGATGTCACTGACAAACTGATGGACTTGAATAAGAAACACAAGGAAATCAACCAGACCGATGAACCCAAACAAATTGGTGGTACAACTACCAATAACCTGTTCGTAGGAACTACTACAGACCTACAACGTCTTATACAGAATGAAAAACAAGTGGATACCATAATAGATGTCGAACCCGAACAGGAATGAATCCTATCTAGGTAACATTAATGTTAAGCGTGATGGAGTTCAACATAGTTTTACCGAATGGGAAATCAAAGAATACTTAAAGTGTTCGAGTGACCCTGTATACTTCTGTAAGAATTATCTAAAAGTAATCTCTCTTGATGACGGTCTAGTGCCGTTTGACTTGTATCCATATCAAGAAACGATGTTTGACCACTTCAATAACAACCGATTCTCTATCGTACTTGCGTGTAGACAATCAGGTAAATCTATTAGTTCGGTTGGTTACATACTCTGGTTTGCGGTCTTCCACAGTGAGAAAGTCATTGCTGTACTTGCGAACAAAGGTTCTACCGCAAGGGAGATGTTGGGTCGTGTTACACTCATGTTGGAGAACCTTCCGTTCTTTCTTCAGCCAGGAACTAAGGCACTCAACAAGGGTTCTATCGAATTCAGTAACAACTCACGTATCATTGCCGCATCTACCTCTGGTAGTTCTATTCGTGGTATGTCGGTTAACCTATTGTTCCTTGACGAGTTTGCGTTTGTTGAACGTGCAAATGAGTTCTACACTTCTACCTATCCAGTAATCTCTGCGGGTAAAGATACTAAGGTTATCATTACATCTACCGCAAATGGTATCGGTAATACGTTCCATAAGATATGGGAAGGTGCGGTACAGAAGGTAAATGACTTCATTCCGTTTACAGTGAACTGGTATGATGTGCCTGGCCGAGACGAGGCATGGAAGAAACAGACGATAGGTAATACATCCCAACTACAGTTTGACCAAGAATTTGGCAATACTTTCTTTGGAACAGGTGACACCCTAATTAATGCCGAGACACTATTGGGGTTTCGTGCAACACAACCCTCATCTCATCGTGAAGGGGGTGACTTTTTAATATATGACAATCCAGAACAAGAACACGAATATGTTATGTGTGTGGACGTATCAAAAGGAAGAGGTCAAGATTATTCTACGTTTAACGTAATCGACATTAGCACAAGACCTTTCAAACAGGTTGCCGTCTATCGCAATAATACTATTTCTCCATTACTCTTTCCTAATATTATATATAAGTATGCAAATTTCTACAATGAGGCATATGTTGTTGTTGAATCAAATGACCAAGGTACGGTTGTATGTAATGGACTGTATCAAGACCTAGAGTATGAGAACCTTCATATGGAGTCCGCAGTCAAGGCAGACCGAATTGGCATAGAGATAAATAGGAAGACCAAGAGACTTGGTTGTTCTTCTATCAAGGATATACTAGAAGAGAAGAAGTTAGATATTGTTGATGAGAATACCATCATGGAGATATCAACCTTTACTTCAAGAGGTCAGTCATACGAAGCTTCTGATGGTAACCACGATGACTTGATGATGAATCTGGTTATGTTTGGATACTTCGTAACGTCACAGTTCTTTGCTGATATGACAGACATTAATCTTAAAGAGATGATGTTCGCAAGGAAGATGAAAGAGATTGACGATGACGTACCACCAGTTGGTTTCATTGATAATGGACTACAGGATATAGAAGAAGAAGAAGAGACTTCGACTAGAGGATGGCACGCATTCGAAGGTGGAACCGAGTGGTAATAAAGGTATTCAGCTTTCCCCTGAAGAGCTAGGATTATACACTATTTTACACAATTTGGCAAGCCCTTTTCTATAAATAAGGTAATGTATAAATAAAGGTAAGTGAAAGAATTTACCGCATTATGAAAACTTATAATTAGAAAACTAAAGGAAAAAAGTTATGGCTTTATTTACTCCCTCTGCTTCTCCTGCTGTAACAGTAAAAGAAATTGACCTGACGGGCGTAGTCCCCAATGTGCAAACTTCTACTGGTGCATTTGTAGGAAACTTCGGATGGGGCCCAGTCGGTGTTGCAACATTAGTCTCAGATGAGACTGGTCTAGTAAGCACATTCAGCGCACCAATCGATGCAAACTCAGTAGACTTCCACTCTGCTGCATATTTTTTAAGATACTCCAATTCACTGTACGTAGTACGTGAACAGGACTCCGATGCCACAAACGCTGTCGCAAACCATACCTCGCTAGGTTCGGTAACCGCACAGACTATTGGTAACCGAGACGCATTTGAAGCACTTGCTTTAGATAGTTCTGATGGTGCCTTTATTGCGAAATTTCCTGGCATTATTGGTAACTCACTAAAGGTCTCTATTACAGGAACAGACAGTGCTAATGGTTCGTTAACAAACTTCAACGCATGGGCCTATAAAGGTTCTTTCGATGGAGCTCCAGGCACATCTCCTTTCGCTACTGGTATTGGTGCATCTAACGATGAAATCCACATTGCAGTTATCGATGAGATTGGTGATATTACTGGAACGCCCGGCACAGTCCTAGAAACATTCCCGTACCTATCTGTTGCTTCAAACGCAAAATCTCCTGATGGAACATCAAACTACTTTAAAGACGTATTGAAGAATCGTTCTGCTTGGATTTATTCTGGTCAACTACATAGTGGTGACTCAGACGGAACTAGTGACCTTGGTGGACGAAGCACACAATGGGGTAATCCCGCTGTAGATGCTCGTGATTTTAAAACTGGTGGTAACGCTACTAATATGCAAGATACTTGGTCGTTTGCTTCTGGAATAACTTCCTCTTCCCTTGGAACCGATGACGTTCTTCGTGGATTCGATAAATTCGAAGACAAAGATAACATCGAAGTAGATTTTCTAATTGCACCTGAATCATTAGCTGACGCAACCGCTACTACTGTCGTAAATGACTTAGTAGCTACTGCTGCTTCTATACGTAAGGACTGTGTTGCTGTTGCATCACCTTCTCGTAACGCTGTTATTACTTTAGGCACCAACGCTGGTGTTCTTGCTTGTAACAACACATATACGAAGTCGTCTTACTTGGTACAGGACAACAACTACATCAAAGTATTTGATAAGTACAATGATAAGTATATCAAGATTCCTGCTGCATCTTCCACTGCTGGTCTTATGGCTGCAACCGACTTAGTCGCTGCACCGTGGTTCAGTCCTGCTGGTTCTAGACGTGGTCGTTACCTTGGTATTACCGACATCGTAGTATCTCCGACTAAAGCGGAAAGAGATGCATTGTACAAGGTTGGTATTAACCCAATCGCAAATATCCCAGGCGAAGGCATCATGCTCTTCGGTGATAAGACAAACGAATCAAGACCTTCTGCATTTGACAGAATTAATGTTCGTAGATTGTTCCTCGCTGTAGAACGTGCAATTTCGATTGCAGGACGTAACGTAATGTTTGAATTCAATGACGAGTTTACTCGTGCTGAGTTCGTTAACATCGTTGAACCGTTCCTTCGTGAGATTCAAGGTAGACGTGGTATCACGGACTTCCGAGTAATCTGTGATACAACCAATAACACGCCTGCTGTTGTTGACCGTAATGAATTCATTGCTTCTATCTTCATCAAACCCGCTCGTTCTATTAACTACGTAACATTGAATTTTGTTGCAGTTAGAACTGGTGTTGAGTTTGAAGAAGTAGTTGGCACAGTATAAAGGAGTATTGAGAAATGGCAATTTTAGGCGTAGATGATTTTAAATCAAAACTAAGAGGCGGGGGCGCACGTCCCAACCTCTTCAAAGCAACGGTCAACTTTCCTGGCTATGCGGGGGGTGATGTAGAACTTACATCCTTCTTGTGTAAGACGGCAGCGTTACCCGCTTCAGTAATGAATGTATTCGAAGTTCCGTTCCGAGGTCGTCAATTAAAAATGGCGGGTGACCGAACATTTGAACCTTGGACAATTACTATCATTAATGATACCGATTTCGCAATCCGTAATGCTATGGAACGTTGGATGAATGGTATGAATGCTCATCAGCAAAATACAGGTCTTAGTAATCCAGTTGATTATCAAGCAGACCTGATTATCGAACAACTTGACCGTGATGGTACTACACTGAAGACTTATAACTTCCGTGGGTGTTTTCCAACAAACGTCAGTGAGATTGCCGTGAGTTATGAGACAGTAGACGCTATTGAAGAGTTTACAGTTGAATTCCAGATTCAATATTGGGAATCAGATACCACTAGTTAATCTAGTTATAGATAAGGGGGTAGGGTATAAAACTCTACCCTT